GAGAAGTACAGCACTACTGTGTACAAGCCTTCTGAGAATCTAACAGACAAAGAACTAAAAGAACTTTTATCAGCTGTTGGTTTTGAAGGAAAAGCCCTTAAAATGGCTTGGGCTATTGCTAAGTCAGAATCCAATGCAAGGCCTATGGCTTACAATGGTAACAGGAAAACTGGAGACAGTTCCTACGGAATTTTTCAGATTAATATGTTGGGTGAACTCGGCATTGATCGTAAAGAAAAATTTGAATTAAAGTCAAACATTCTATTGTTTGATCCAGTAATAAACTCAGAGATAACGTATTATATGACTAAAGGCGGAAAAGATTGGTCATCATGGTCTTCCTTTAACGGGGAAAGATTTAAAGAATTCGTAAATGAATTCGACTATTAGAAAGGAAGGTTAATGAGGATACAGTACGTATCTAAATACCTTCAACTAGCAGAAGAAGGCCTTGTTCCTAGACTTGAGTGTCCAATGGATCAGGGCCTTCTTATGTCTAACCTAGACTGGGAAGATAGCATATATTTATACTGCACATCATGTGACTACAAGAATTATCTAGGTATAGATCTTTATGAAAAAATTAGAAAGAATGTTGAAAATAATAATGACAGATAAACCTGAAGATAACCCCGAATACGAGTCTAAGATTATTTTAGAAACTGACGCTATGGGTAGGGAAAAATTTTGGGAAGATATAGGGAGAAAAAATGACTGAAGATAACATTCCAGATGAGAACGGAACTATAGAAGAGAATCTTCCTATGGTTACTTACATCATGCTTCATAGAATTTATGACATGCTGACCCTGATATCTGATAAGGTGGCTGGATCTGAAAAGACCTCTAAGATGATTGAGTATCACGAAAAGGGATATCTTCTTGGTCCTAATCCAGCATATACTCCAGATCAAGAAAAAGAATAAATATTTAAAAAGTAGTTGACTTAGTATCTATAATATTTTACAATTAATGAGTACTGGTCGTAGCATCCCACATGTTCCCAGTACATGATCGTAAGATCAGCAAAACCCAATCGGATCCGCCTCTGATTGGGTTTTGTACTTTATGTTGTCCCCTCGACACGATTTGAACGTGTGACGCAGGCCTTAGAAGAGCCTCGCTCTATCCCCTGAGCTACGAAGGGTTAATATTTACTCTCTACCAGACCTCTGGTATGTTCTTATTCTATGGCAATTAGCACAGACAACTTCACATTTTGCTATTTCTGCTTTTATTAACTCTATATCTATAGTATGGCTTCTATAATCAGCAAGACCAAATTTTTTATTGTCTGAAATATGATCTAGGTCAAGCATGTAATAAGGATACTTTTCTCCACAATCTATGCAGCCAAAAGATTCTTTATAATCTCTAATGTGCTTGTCAATTACACGCCTATAACTTCTTCGGCGGGTATTATAATTAACCTTTACGCTTTCGCTTAAATGATATGCAATGGTTCCTTTAGAGCAACCTAGAATTTCTACTATCTGATTATATGTTTTACCTTCAGCCCTAAGCTGAATAATATTTTCTTTATGTCTCATGGTTCGATTATATAAAATGGATCGAATCATGTCAATACTACTTTGAGCGGATGATGAGAATTGAACTCACCCCTTCTGCTTGGAAGGCAGAGGCACTACCGATATGCAACATCCGCATTGCTGACCCACCAGGCCTCGATCCTGGGACATCAGAGTTAACAGCTCTGCGCTCTACCGACTGAGCTATGGGTCAATTAATAAAAGTATACTATTTTGCGGCGGCGATGGCAATGTTCCACGTGAAACAATTTATATATAGTGCGATTTAAAAGTGCGCCCGAAAAAAGTGCTTCGGCGAGAAGAGACATCCTCTCATACTCCATTTGCCACAATATGCCTCTAAATTGCTCTGTGGGCCCTCTAAGCCATCTTTAGCCATATTATGACCCTACGGGTCAAGCAAGGCGGAATGGGGCGGGAGAAGGGAAGATTCCCATTTACTCCAATATAACCAAAAGCATAGATAAGCTAGATATAAACATTATGACCAATAGAGACCAAATAAGAAGTTTAGAAGCTTTCTTCATCTATATCTTCATTTAGGTCAAAATCAAAGATTTCTTGTTGTCCCGCCCAATTTAAAAATTTATTTAAAGCTACACCTGAAAGGATTGCTGTCGCAATCAGGATAATCATTCCTACAAATTTCTTTTTCATGATTTTATTATAACATTAGGTATATATTCTAGTCAACTAGGATATTATTTAGACTTATTAGATTTACGTTCATGAGTTCTGACTCTATGACAATTTGAGCAAACTATCTCACACTTGGCTATTTCTAGATCTATTATCTTCTTGGATAGTGTAGGAATAAGTTCCATTACATTCTTATGCTTCCGCCCACGTACGTGATCAAAATCCATAACATAGTATGGGAAAGATTCCTTACAATCCATACAGGGAGTACTTGACTTCAGCTCTTGGATATATTTAACCAAATAAGCTTTGCGTGTTCTATCCGTCGTCTTTTCAGACTTCATATCCTAATTATATAGGATAAATATTATAGTCGACTAGGATTATATCTAGTCTATTAGATTAGTGACCTTAATTAACTTATTTTCATTTGAATAAACAATTCCTGCTTGCTTTTCAATTTGTTCTGTTGCTGCTTCTTCAGTTTCAGCTAATACATTTACAACGATCTTTACTTCATATGTGTAGCAGTTTAGTGACATTGTATGTCTTTCTATTATGTTTATATATTATATATATTATATAAGTTGATACTTAGGTATTTAGATTTTTAGGAAAGCCCCCCTACCCCCCATAATTTAAAATTAATTATGTAGGATAGAGAAGCAGACACTTAGTACATTTGAGTTCCCAGTGTAAGCCCCCACAAACCAGCCTTTAGTATAACATGGAATATTTTGATAGGTCAATAGCTTTTAAAAAATATCTGTAGAGACAGTAGGACTCGAACCTACGATTACCAAATTATGAGTTTGGGGCTTTAACCAACTAAGCTATGTCTCCAGGTATTACTTATGTTCTTTTAAATGCCTAGCTAGGGTCAAATGAGCAAAGCCAGATCTTACTTCTAATTCCCGCCCACATATCTCACATATAACGATTCGATTAGCAGCCATGTGTTTATTTTACCAATATAAAATATTCTAGTCAACTATTTTTTAGATTTACCAAAATGTTAATATAGGTTTTATTTGTACGATACACACCTAAACAGAAACGGACAAATGGGATAGAGCGACCATAAATGTGATGTATCTCACGCCTATTTATAAAATTAACTTACAAAATGTCCGACATGTCCGAATTGTGATAGCGAAAATGTCAGTGCCCCATGTTAGGCTTATAGTATAAAGAAAGTAAGAAAGTCTTACTAAGAAAGGTAGTTAAAATGACTACATTAAATAAAGTAAGAGAGATAACACTCTCTAATGTTCAGGCTGATGAAGCCAATTCTATCGTCTGCGTATTCTGCTCAGACTATGCTTCCGATTACTTCTGCGGTAATTGCGGAGAATACAAGGGTTTAATGACTCTTGGTGAGTGGTTAGCATACACTCAAGAAAGTTGGGTGATGTAATGTTATCCGAAAAAACTTTTAATAAAATTGTTTGGGAATACCAAAATGGTGGCGTGATTTCTAATCACCCTGAATTAACTACTTATGAACGAAAAGTTCTGCTGAAATATTTATTCGCTCTACCTACTAAGGAGAAAAACTAAAATGAATTTAGATGAATTTAAAAAACACGTTTTAGCGCAACGTGAAGCAAGCAAGGCTCAAGCCTTGTCAGTGCTATCTGCTAAAATTACTGAAAAGAAAGGGGAAAACCAATGAGAGGTTATTCTATTGTAGATTTATTGGTGGATCAATACTATTCACCGACTTCAATGCGCCGCCGATTTAATGGCGGGATAATTAACTTTGCGGAAAAGCGTGAAAATGTTTATCCGCCTGAAGGTTATGAAGCGTTTTCAATTCGCTATCGCCCAACAGGTTCATTCACTGATGAATGGGCAACAGTTGCGGTCAGAATTTCAGATTACTGAAATTGTGAGGTAATTCACACCGACACAACGGCGTGTCGGCTTGACAAGCCCGCAGAGCTGCCGCACTCGGGCGTGTCGTTACGACATTGTTATAAAAAACCCTGAATTCTGCGGCGTGTCGATTTGACAGACAAATCGGACATTTTGGTGTGATGCTTATCACACGACTTGAG